CCTCAGCATCCTGCATACCCGACCAGTAGGCAGCCTTAACGCGCTTTTCAGCATCGGCACGCAGAGCCTTGACAGTGCGATTAAGGTAAGCGCGAGTGACGGTTGAAGGTTTACGTTGCGGTATCATTTCTCACTTCTACTTTCCTTCGCGCCTCAGACATTCGATGCTCGATATATTGGTCGATCTGGGCTTTCAAAACATTCTCGAAGAATACGCGCGCAGATTCCTCAGCAAATCCCTCGAACTTCAAGAATCCTGTAGACCAGTCAAGGTAACCTACCTCTTTTGATACTCCGGCAACAAATGTTAATCGACAAATTGGTATATACCAAGAACACATTTCTTTATCCTCTCTGCCACACACTGCGCGGTCTGAGTGCGTGAATCTGGCGCGCTCCGATGTTCGTGCCTGATGCCGGCGCTGGATGACGTTCAGTAAATCGAGACAGCGCATAGACCAGGGCATCAATACGATTGGGCGATTCACTGCTTGCTGCAATCCACGAACACATCTCGTCTTCTAATCCAAGCAGTGCGCCGACATGATGGATTCGACCCTGTTCGTATAGCGCGACGACAGGTTCAGCCCGCACACGCTTACCCTGTGTTGCATGGATCAGAACGACGCTGGGCGCGTCCTTGATCGTGCCGACCGTCAGCGCGATCATTTCACCGCCTTGATTGGATTCGGCTAACAACTCATTGGCATGATAACGATGGAATGCAGAAACGGCAGCCATTGCCCACTGCGACGGCGATCCGAGTATCGTCGCGTCATCGAGGATGAATGCGTGCGGCTCTAGTATTCCCTTGCAGTCACATAAGCCAGTGCCCACAACGATGATGCCTGCTTCGTCACTCGTAGTGTGAGATGTCGTACTTGGATCGAGACCTACGGCGATGTAGTGTAGATCAACTGGTTTACTTACACGTGCCGCATCGATCATACTGCGCGTCCACAATGCACCCGGAGTATCCTCGATGTCCTCCGCGTTAATCTCTTGGCGCACTGCCAGCGATGTCATATCGCGCGTGATTTCACGCAATGCATCGGTGCTGATGAACGGGTTGTCGTGACTCGTGAAGTGAAACGCAGACCAACGGCCCAACGTATTAGCCTGCGCACTTTGAAACATCTTTGCCGCATGACGATAATCACGCGCCTTGCTGACACCCATGCTGCGCGCTGAGGGTGGTGTGTAGACGAATACCGCGTTGCCATTGTTATCAAGCAGCATGGGAGCACCCACTAATCCCCATGCGTCTTCGTTCATCAGTTGCCATTCGTCGAGGATCAGTAAATCGGCATAGTCGCCGCGCAACGTGTCGGCATTCCATGCAGTCTTAGCGCGGATACGTTGCTTTGTATGAGGCACTTCGATGACGTGATCGGTCTCGTTTTTGTAGAGCATGTCTGTATCAATATCGCGCTGCAATGCCTGCTTGATCTCAAACCAAAACGCATCGAGTTGCTCACTGGTCGGTGTAGCGTATAGCACGCGCTGACCGGAAACAAATCGCTTCACTGCCAATGCAGCAGCACCTACCGTTTTACCGCTGCGCCGTCCAGCGCGAACGATAATGCGCTTTGTCGCCGAATCGACGAAACCTTGCTGATGCACATGTAGATCGCGTAACATAGGATGGAGCGCAAGATTAAGCGTCGGTTTCGGTTTCGGCAACCAACGCTTGATCTGTCTCTCGCGTCGTTCGACTGAATTCAGCAAGTCGAGCATCCAACACATCCATTGAAGCGTTCACGTCGGCAAGAATCTTGACTGCACCGGCAACGCTATAGATCACATCGGGATCAGATGGATTAGCGATCTGCGCTGCGCGTTTGAGGAAGTCGATCCCGGCACGCAAAGCGAGACCGAGTTCATTGCGCCAGCCGGCTTCAAACTGATCTCTTTTATGATCGAATATCGCTGAAAATTCGGGGTCGTCAAGTCGTGCGCGCCAATTCGCAATAGTACGAGTTGTAACGTTCCAGCGTGCAGCCGCCTCGTCATCATTGCGGTATGCAGCTTCAACAAGTGCAGCAGCCGCGAGATGCGGCTTGAACTTCGTGCCATTCGTGGTCAG